ACTCGCCGTTGTCATACCGCATCAACTCAACATAGTCTTCGGTCAGTGCGCTACCCAGAGGAAGTGTGGTCAATTCCAATGACAATTTCAGACGATCAGCACCGGGAGCGGCAAAGTTGTAGCTACCTTGCGCCGGATCAAGAAGAGTCTCATCCTCAGAATTATCAACAATAACCTGATTGATCTTAAACAGGACATGACAGTGAGGAATGCTATTGTATTTGGATATGACAATAGATTGCTTGGGAGTAGAAACAAATGTTCCGTTGACATAATAGACCCCGGCATTGACAAACGCCATAGACCCAGTTCCGGTTGCTCCGGAAGTCTGAGAATATGTGGCGATTGTGGGGATTGATTCAATCCGAATGATCTCATTGGAATCAAACGCCAATTTACCATTGGGAACACCGCCGGTTGTGCCGCCAGAGGTATAGCTCAGATACAGAGTTGCTGGGTCGGTGTCGGTAGCCGCCACATATTTCTTGACAAACGCCTTGACACCAGAGGAATCACCAACAACAATCCGACCCTCAAACAGGCTGAAGTCAACAACGGAACCGTTGTATGTGGATGTAACTTTGACAAAAGGAACAATCAATTCAGAAAAAGAATGTCCGGGAATGACCAAAGATCCCTGACGAAAAACATGATTACCAAATTGAGCAATCTGGTTACGCAGAATCGTCTGACTCTGAGTCAGTTCACGAGCCTGAACAGGCAACCCCGGCTTGAAAAGAATCTGATGATAATTCTTCAGAGGGTCAAAGTCATCGAAATATGGGGTCGTGTTTAGCGGCTGTGCCATCTGAATTATTCTTTACAGTGTAATGGTTGTCTTGACCAAGATGTTCTGCTCATCGGTTATGATGAAAGGAACCTCGTCGGAAATATAAAGTAGCTTTCCGGAGTATTTATCCAGTAAGGGCACACTCAGGATGTTCTTGACCAGATAGGAGCGTCCAGTATCTATTTCCGCTGCCAGAGAATCAATTGCCGCATTCCTGTCCGTCAGTCTCTGGATAGTAACGGTGGTTGCTGCCTGATCAATCGACACCACTCTATATCGAATTCCATTGCTGACCAGAATCTCATCCTCAACTAAACCAGCAACACCATCCAATCCAATCACATAAACTGCCAAGTTGGCCTCAAGTTTAAACTTGCGTCCAGAATTCAGATATGCTGGATTCTTCAGAATGCCATACTGGCGATATTCTTGTTCGGTCTGGAACTTTTCCATACCATGCTCTTTTTTCATGGTGGAGACAATTGCAACTTTCCGACCGTTCAATTCGGAAACGGCATCTCTGCCATGTCCACGATGGGGAGGCAGAATGATATATGCGGACGCATCAACAGAACCCAGTGGAGCAACGGGTCGCAATGGGTCATTGAAGACAACCGTTGCTGTAGAATACTCAGAGCCAACGGAATCAACAACGACTTCGGTGATTACCCCATTGACCATCTCCAAGTGAGCCGTGCAGCCAACACCATCACCAACAACGGATACCGTGGTTCCGATGGAGTAATTTGTCCCGCCATTGGTCAATTGAATTGAGTAAATCGCACCGGGAACTGCAGTCTGCTCAACAATGGATTGGTTGGATTGGAAGTCAGATGTTGACGTGATTGGCTTCAATGTTGCGCCGGTTCCAGATCCATAAATGACGGTCTGGATGAATGTATATCCAGTTCCGGCATTTTCTACAATAACAGATACCAACTCACCATTATAAACCACTGGAGTCAGGACAGCGCCTTCGCCATCGCCAGCCACGGTAATTGTTGTTGCAAAATCCGTTGGGTAGTCTTTTCCGGGATCTTGAATAACCACCCGGACAATCTTCCCATCAACCACCACTGCAGTCATCAGCGCAGTAGGATTACCAAAGGCACCTGTCCCCGGAGTAGCCCCCGGAGCAACACCAACAGTCAGCAGCGGAGCCGAAGAATAACCAGAACCAGCATCAACAATGGTCACATCCAAAATTTCCCCGGTTGTTCTGGAAATCTGAGGAACCAATACAGCCCCTCCGATAACAGCCGATATGGTATCCGACGTTGTATATCCAACACCGCCATTGGTTACGGTTACTGATTGAACAACACCACCAACAATAATGGGGGTCAGTTCAGCACCAACGCCGAATGCAGTATTGGTGACTCTAACATCACATCCAGCAGAATATCCAACACCGCCATTGGTTACGGTTACTGATTGAATAGAACCTGTCAGTGGATGAACCACCAAACCAAATGTTGCACCGGACCCAGAAGCACCAGTATTATCAACCGCAATGTATGTCATCTGAACATCGGAATATCCAGAGCCACCATTGGTCACCAATACGCGCTCAATCGCGCCCCTGTCATAGAACGAGTCAGACAGTGCCGTCTGCACCGGCATGTTAGTCAGGGAAAGAAACTTGGTTCTTTTAAACGGGGGGATACTATACATGAATTTCCATGTGTATCCATCGGCAGTCTTGGTATGGCTGAATGATTGTCCGGTTGGCTTAACCGTAGACTGAGCGCCACTTTTATTGTCCAAGCACTTATAGACGTTGTATTCATCGGTCATGCAATAGAATTGCTTTCCGTTCATATCAGAAGTATGATCCCACTTGTCAAACACGGTTCCCGTCTGCCAGTTATAACGAGTCGTCACCAAGGAAACATCGTTGTGTGATATTTTCCTGAAGTAAAGGGCGTTTGATCTCAAGGCAAAATCAATCTGAGATGAATTCGGCTGTGGGGATGTCCCCGGAACATCCAAACCTCCCCATGCGTCAACCTTACCCAAAAAGTAATAATACGTGGAATTCAGTAGCTGAATATCATCCAAGAAGGCATTAGCCAACTCGGTGTGAAATTCGCCCCTAAGCGATTGTGTTGCCATTCAGCCCCCTCTCGTATGTCTTTTGGAAATCAGATGTTGGTGATTGTCCAAGTTACCGTCAGAGAGTCGGAAGCATCTTTGTTGAACACACCAAAAACAGTGCGAGCCAGCATAGTCCCCGCAGAAACATCATTGAATATACCAGCTTCGGTAATTGCTCCTGTGCAGTTACCAGCAGCAAATGTTGCCGCATAAGCAATTGAGTTTCCGGTAACCGTGGTGGTCATAGAGGCGCGAGTGTTGGTTCCGCCAACAAACTCACCCAACAATCCAGTATGTCCGGAGACAACGGGGACATTGCTTGATCCCATCGCCATATGAGACATGGCTGCTGGGGAGTTGGTCGTCTTAGCCATTGACTCAGTGATGAACACCTTGCCGGTATAGACCACCATGTTTGGAACGGTTGCCTGCTGCTTGATAGCACCGAAGGCGTCCCGCAATACAATCGTAAGTTCGCCAACAGACTTGACAGAATCGTTCATCATTTCCAGTTCTCCGATAGAGATTTTTAAGTAATTGTTGTGATGATTTCGCGCAGAACAAAGTCGGCATCAAAATAATCTTCTCCGTTATACAAGACACGATCAACGGTTGTCGAATCCGACATAGTTGACTCTACGGTGTCGCTATGATACTTAGACACACCACGAGAAACAAAGTCAATTGATGTCTGAGACTCGCTCAGCTCCTTCTGAACATGCTTAGTCAGCAGAGTATCTTCTGTTGCAAATGTATCAAACAGCAGCATCTTATCCACGGACATTGTTCGGGTCACGGATATGTCTGGAGTCAGGTCATAATCAAATGACTTCTGCAACTCAGCAAAGAATTTCGTTCCGGCTGGATGCACAATGGACATGGCATTGCGATATTCTGCAATATCATGTCCCGTGCGAATCACATAGGAATAAAGCTGATAGAAGTTGTTATCCTGAAGTCGAATCAGAGGGTTGGAAATTTTACCGCGCTCTGAAAGGAATTCGCCGCGAGTCTTGGTGATTGAATCAAATACAACCACAAACATGGCTCTGGAGTCAATCCATTCCTGAATAGATACATCCTCAATGAGAGATTGACTGACAATGCCAAAAGTCTCTTGTTTGGCAAACACAATCCTGCCGGTATACGTGGGGTCAACATAATCTTCCCCAAAATACGACTGGGTATCATGGACGCTGGCAAATCCAACCAAGGATTCCTCAATACCGTTAGTGTCATCGGTAATTGTCAATTGATGATCAAATACCGTTGGGTTATAAGAAACCAGAGTCTTGTCAAAGTAAACAGCAGTTCCACTGGGTTTATTTGGGAATGGGGAAATCACCAGCGTCTGATTTACCGTATGTCCCATGCCATGTTGGATAACCTCAATCTGCTTAATCTTGCCGCCCGTGGTGATCTTAGTGACGCGACAGAGGGTATCTAACCGAGTTCCGGGAATTGTAAAGATTGAACCAACCTGCCAGTATTTTCCGCCATCAATAATTTCAATTCGCGCTGGCGACTGAAGAAGACGCCCAACAAAAGTCCGGACCGATTGGATGTTGTATGTATAAAAAATCTGGGAAGAATCAACCTTCAGACGAACTTTACTGTCAAAATAAACACGATACGTCTTGATGGACATATCTGGGTTTAATTCATCCGGGACAATCTGCGATGGAGTCAGATTGAACTTGCCATATTGGTTTTCAATTGTCAATCTGAAAACGGTTCCGTCAATGGGCAATGTCCCATCAATAGCCTCAATTGTGACAATTA